GCACGCCGATTCTTGCCATGTTGTACGCCACTGTTCCGCCTTGCGGCATCGCTTGGATTGCACTCAATATGTTAGGTGCTACGCATATCCTCGGAGTGGTGTTATCCTCATCCGGGCAAATCTGTTTCGGAACTCTCGGAACAAATCTCTCTACTTCATCAAATGAAACGTGAACCAATTTACTGTTGTTTCTTTTTCCTCTTTGCTTCATCCTTTTTCCGTTGGCGTTCCTCCCAGTAGGGATGTTCCAACCTTTCTAGTCCAGTGCATCCTATCTGCAGGCACTTATGAACTTTCATTTGCTTCGTTGATAGATACCCTTTGTGTGTTTTGCAGTACGCTACCGGCGATTTAACCATATTCTTATCAATGCTCCGAAATAAATCAGGCATGGATAAGAGCTTTCGGGAACTCTTGAATGAGTTCTTCGCCCCAAATGTCCGTGAGGCTTGGTTTCATAAATACCGGTATGTTGTACTTTCTGCACTGCTCCACAATATTTTCAATCCATTCTCGTCTTGGTATGACTTTATCTTTTCTGCTGCCAGTCTCCGCTCCTACGATGATCCACTCCGGGATGTATGATTTCTCACTCAGTTCTCCGAAGTCTGCCAGTATAGGCTCTACTGACAAAAACGTATGGAACTCATAGTGTCCGTCCTGCCCCATATACTCCGTATCTGGATCTGTGACTGTCGTTCCGTACCACATATTATCTCTGAGTGGTAATTCTCCATAATGATGCAGCTCCATATATCTTCCGGGATTCTTCGTGAGGAAGAGGTAATTATGCTGCGGAGCTTTCTCACAAGCATTAAACACTTCCCTGATCCATCTATCAGGAACCCACTCTCCAAACACATCCGACATTGATCCGACAAAGATATTTCTCTGCCTCTTTTTGTCTCTGTATTCTCCCATGCGGTATCTGTGGATTGTCGGCACAAATCCATGCGGATAGGCGCATCTGAATTGTTTTCCGGTCTCATCATCAACATAATACGGTTGCTCATTTATCTCATAAGTTTCAGAACCATCGTCTCCAAGTTTGTACGTCTCAGGTTCTACCAAATGGCATCCTTTCCGCGATACAAAACGGTTTGCAATGCCTCTGGCGTAACAATAAGGGCATTTATGACGGCAGCCGGTAATCGGGTTCCATGTGCTGTCAGCCCACTCTATTTTCGTTTTATCCAAGTCTCTTCCTCCTACCTGTGTATTTCCCTACATGATTGATATAACCGCAATAACAGCACTTTACCTCGTCTCTAAGACGGCTCTTATAAATCTGGTTTCCGCAGCATCCGCAGTCAAATTCCTGTGGATTGATTTTCTTTTTCTTCATAAACGTATCACTCCTTTGGAAATAATTTGTCATAAAACCATTCAATATCACGGCGAATCTTGAAATATCTAAATTTATCCTCTTCGCTCGTACTCCTTACTCCGATGTACCCGCAAATAGCATTTACCTCTTCTATCATCACTGGCAACTCTGCGTATTCTGTCTTTAACATCCATTCGCTTCCGAGAGGGTATTTATCGAATTTTGAGTAATCAATTTTTTCGTCAGTATGAAACGGAAGATCGTATTTGTTTTTATCCACGGCTAAATCGTCAATATAGCAAGTGGCATACACCTTTCTTGGGTTGTTCCCATATTTTTCAATATTTTCTGGCAGATTGTCGTTGACTGCATCAAACTCCAACCCAAATTTTCCGCACCAGTCCACCGCCTCTTTCAGATGTTCTTCCACTCTGCAAGTCCAAAGGATCACTTTTGCTCCCTCTGTTCTGCGTTTAATAAGGTGTCGTATCAGTTTTTTATTCGGTGCTCCAATTCCAGGCCACTCGCTCTCACATAGAGTTCCGTCAAAATCTACCGCATAAATCGGTACAAAACTGCTCATCAGCTAAATAACCTCCCATCTTCGTAAAAATCTTTTTCTTGCAACAACAGTTTCGCAATTATCGGTCGCTCTTAATACCCCCTCTTCATATCCTTGAAATGCCTCTGGATTGAATGTAATTGTTGCGCCTGGAATGAACATTTTGCTTAATCTTTCAGCTTTCGGTATCTTTTCTCCCAAAATAGTTCCGCAATTACATATCTCCACAATTCCGTTGGGGTATATTTTTTGACACGTTTTGCATCTGCAAACCTTTTTTACCCTCATGTTTCTCCTTTCCTATTATCTGTTATCGTTCCTTTCCATTCCCAAATCAAATAGTGATAATTGTGCTCTTTCTCTTTCTAACCTTGTATTTGAGACCTCATACATCTCGGTATCTATCTCAAACCCTACAAACTTCACTCCGGTTCTGTGGTATGCTATGAGGCTTGACGCAGATCCTACATGGGTGTCAAGCACCACCCCCCCCCGATAGCTTAAAAGCACCTACGAGATATTCGTACAATGCTATCGGTTTCTGGGTTGGGTGGATGCGTTTCTCTGAATTTGCTCCGCCAGTGTTTGAGTATCTAAACAGTTTTGCTGGGAGATTGTAAGAAGTCCACGCAATCTCCGCTTGTGAAAATGCATCCCACGGCTGCACCTTATCCCATACAACAAAACACTTTGTTGGTGGCAGATTGAAATAATTTCCGCCCCATATAATCTGATTTTTCGATACCCGGAACAATTCTTTGAAGTATTCCTCCGTTGGCGGTTTGCTGTCCCATTCCTTTACCTGTCCACTCCGTTTCAATCTACTTGCGGTGCTTTCGGCTGGATAACCGTTCTTCGTCCGGCTCTTATTGGTTCCCATCGCCATGTTCGGCGCATTGATTCCGTATGGTGGGTCTACGATTGCCACATCAAAGTATTTATCAGGGAAAAGTTTCATGCCGGCCATACAGTCCATGTTGTAGTAACCAAAATCTAATTTATCCACTTAATAATGCTCACTCCCTTATAACCTTTCTGAAACTCATACCACGCATACGC